AACATAGTCTGCAACAGTACTTACCGCATTAGCGAACCAATCACCTAATCCATTCTGAGCCACTGGAACACCAATAGGCATTTCTCTAACCATGCACGAATACATGGATAACGCCGCATCATCACGACACGGTGGTGGTTTAGCAAGAGAATAGATTGAATCTTGAGAAGAGGGAAAATTCTCAACTATAACAAGATAATTCACTGTCAAGGATGACTGAAAAGTAAGCCCAGTGAAATATGATCCAGTAAAGTTGAAATTCTCCCAAACAGCCTGAGGAACACCACTAATTCCAACTACACTAGAAAGAGGTTGAGGAGCTACTCCAACAACTGGAGTAGTAGTAGATTGACCGGAAAAGTAAAAAGGCTGAGTGAAATTGAGACCATCCTCAATTGGAATTTCAGTCTCATTTATTCTTCCGGGAACATAACATCCTTCCCTAGCTTCCCACTGTTTAGAATTTACAAGAGAATAAGCTAACGTGCTTGATGATGGCCACTGAGGAGCAACCAAAACTGAAGCATTAGCTGTAGCAGTAGCACCACTATTACTCATCGAGAAAGACTGTGCAGTATCATAGGAATCAATAGGTGAAGCAAAGACTGTAACAGTTCCACCCTTATACAATTCAGCACTCACATTATGGACTTCAAACCCCTTAGCAACTATACGAAAGTTGCCAGCGGTCAATAGTGGATCCACAGTGAGCGGGAAAAGATTATAGGTTCCAGCGGTAAGACCTGCCGAAACACTAACTGCATCGAATAATGAACCAGAGGGTGCAGTAACACACCACAAACCCCCAAAGGGAATAGCAGTGTTATTGTTACTTACCATGACATTAACTGGAGCACCAGTACCCGTGCCTGCTATATCTGTAGAGAATACTTTCATCAACTGAGGATGAGGAGTATCCAAGATTAAGCAATCCCATTGATTTGGGCTAGCAAGGGAACTGGGTGGTCCAAGAGTCTGAGTATACTTCTGAACACGTGTAACACAAGGAGAAGTAGCACCATCTGGATAACCAGTACAATCCAAAGGATTATCATGAAAAGGGTCAAGAGCTGCGATAAGCCATTGCTTTCCAGCATCAGAGACACCTAAACGAGTACCGATTCGATCAAGAATCTTTTCACTACGAGTTGCTTTAGCAGACATAATTTGATAATTAATATCGAAGATAAATGTAAAATTAAGCGTATTACCGCTTATTTTGGGAATTAGGTTTACGAGCTCAACCCCAAACAGCATCAATTCCAAAGGAACGAGCACAATTTCACAAAAGAAAATGAATGAGTCAGACCCTATACATAGGGACCATAGATCAGCATCTCATTTTCATGATTTGACATAAGATTCGCTATAACTGAGTCATACGACAACAGATCATCTATACGATCTTCTCGAATCATATCTTCATTATGCCTACTTAAGCAATATTGAATTAAGTAATCAACCTCCTGTCTCCACTCGGGAAAGGCATAAACCAATTTCCGAACAGAACAAAGCTTCACAAAGCAAAGCCTCCAAGAGGATTTCTTAAACCAAAATAAAATGCCAGACATTAGTTTGTCAAAATTTGGTTTGAATATGTAGCAACCTTTGGTCTCATCAAAGACAAAACCATTGCTAAGAAATGTACAATCTTCTATGGGACCCGACGCCTCCCTCACGAGATTAAAGCCTATCTCGGAAGCATGTTCAATGATATCAAGGAATCTAGTATCATCAACAAAAATCGAATCATCACCCATAATCTTTACAGACAATAATCGGTAAGCCTCGACAAGCTCACCGACTGTACTGCAAGAAAAAGAAAGATCATACAAAAACACACTCATCATTGCCAAACCATTGTCTGTCAAAGTATTAAAACCACCTGACGGGTTCTTCCCAGTTTTCA